CCTGCGCATCGTGCGTATGATCACGCCGTCCAGCTGGACGGCGGCTCCGGTGACATTCCAGATGTCGCCGGACGGAGGCGAGTATCACGACCTGCACCATGTCGCGGCCGGGTCGCTGGCCGGGCACGAGGTGACGGTGCCGGTGGTGCGGCCGGATTCGGTGCTGGCGTTTCCGCCCGGCACTGGCGTTGCGGTCAACTGGATCAAGGTTCGCTCCGGCACCGCTGCGGTGCCGGTCAAGCAGGCGGCAGACCGCATCTTCCAGTTCGTGCTGGAGGACGCAGCCGTGGCTGATGGCGGTGGTGAAGGCGCAGCGGGGCCGACCGGTCCAGCCGGGTCGCAGGGAGCAACGGGTGCAACGGGTGCACCGGGAGCAGCCGGACCGGCTGGTCCAACCGGACCGGCAGGAGGGGCCAGCACCAATGGTGTCACCGACGGCAGCGATGCTGCACCGGGCAAGATCGGCGAGGTGATTTCGGGCAGCAATTTTGCCGGGATCGCGTTGACCACGGCTGTGCCGCTGAATGTCACGACCATCACATTGACCCCGGGCGACTGGAACGTGGGCGGCGTGGTGATCTTCGCGCCGGTCAGTACCGGACCCAATTCGGTTATCGCGGCACTCAGCCAGACCGCAGCGAGCTTGCCGTCCGACAACGACGTGGCGACCGGCAAGGCGATCATGCAGCAGATCTGGGCGTCCTCGATGCCGGCGGGCAAGACCCAGACCACGCCGACTTCGCTGATCCGTGTCAATACCACCACGTCGAAGCCGGTGTACCTGGTGGCGCAGGCAACGTTCGGCGGCGGGTCGGTGACCGTGACGGGCTACGTCTCGGCCCGGCGGATACGTTAACCTTTTCTTAAGATTTTGCCGCTAGCCTCCCGACAGTCCCGTACTGTCAGGAGGATTTTCATGGTCGCGCCAACTAAGGTCAAAGAGGCCCAGCACAACGTTACTTTTGCCGAAGGCGGCGACACGAAAATGTTCGGTCCACAAGCGGCTGGTCCGGATAAGGCGGGGAACACGGGGAAAGACCCGACCTCTGCGCCGGGACCAAAATACGCAGCCGGCGGATCGTCGAAAATGTACGGCTACAGCCCGTCGGTTCCGGCCAAGGCGGGTATCACGGGGGCACGCTGATGCCCCGTAACACCGGTCCCACCATGCGGCTGGCGCGCCGGGTGTCCGGCCCAAAGCCGCGGCCGATGGACCCCGCCAAGGCGGTGATGGCAGCACCGCGCATGCGGCCGACCTCGACGCGCGAGTATGGCAAGGGCGGCACGCCTTATTCCGGCGGTCCGGACATGGGCGTGCGCGGCAGTGGCATCGGTTACGGAGGCTACGACCCCAATGTTCCACAGTAAGCCGTTCAAGAAGGATCTCACGCCGTTCGCCAGGGGCGGCAAGGTTACCAAGCACGTCGGCAAGGGCGCGCGCGAGCAGGCGCGCAGTCCCGGCGGGTTCGAGTCGTTGACCGGTGGCTCGCTGGCGCGGATGGCCAACAGCTATCCCAAGGCAGCTCCGGCGGCGCCTCCGCCGGGTGGCGGGCTTGGCGGACCGGCGCTTGGATCATCCTCGCCGGTCCCGATGGGCTCGCGGCCACCGGCAGCCCCGACGGCGATGATGCCTGGTGGCGGCGACGAGGGTGCTGCGGAGGAAGAGTGAGCTCGACAACCGACCTGGTGATCAAGGCGCGCTTTTTGCGCAACGCTTCGCCCAAGGCCTACGACGATTTTTGCAAGGCGTTCGAAGTTTACGTCGATGCCGCAACCATGGCCCTGATCATGGCAACTGAAGATATCCATTTGCATCAAGGGTACGTGCGGCAGTGTTTGACTCTGGTCAACGTATTCGAGGAGGCCAAGAATGGTTGACGTCATCGTCGATCAAAAACCACTGAGCAAGTTGCCCTTCGATCCGGACAGCATCCCCGATGCCGTGAAACAGCGGGTTGCCGCGGTCGAGGCGATGTACACGCCGCCCGAAAAACCAGTTGATGCACCTGATTCGCAGGCACCGACGGCTCAACCAGCTGCCCCCCCATCCATGGCTGTGCCGCCGTCGGCGCCTGCGGAGCCAGTCGACCCGAATTCGGAGAGCTGGAAGGTCCGCTATGTGCGGATGCAGGGGCAATGGAACGCGGCACAGAAGACCATTGGCGAGATGCAGGAGCAGATGACGCAACTGGGCACTGAGCTGATGCATGCCCAGCAGCGTTCTCCGCAGGCAAAGCCGCGACAGCCGCAGCAGACCTACCTGACCGACCAGGATGTCGAGAACTACGGTTCCGAACTGATCGACGTCACCCAGCGTGCGGCGCTGCAGGCAGTGCAGCCGCAATTGGCGGCAGTCGAGGCGCAGAACGCCGAATTGCAGCGGCGGTTAGCGATCGAGGCGCGGCGCCGGCTCGACCAGGCGGTCGAGGTGTCGGTGCCGAACTACAAGGAGATCGATCGCAACCCGCGCTGGCATCGCTGGCTGCTCGGTATTGACGTTTTGTCGGGACGTGTTAGACAGCAATTGTTGAACGAGGCTATCGCACAGGCTTCGGCCCCTCGCGTAATATCGTTCTTCAACGGCTTCCTCAGGGAGGAAGTAGCTACAGGCAACATCGAGCCAGCGCCGACATCCCGGCAGCCAGCGGCCCCTCGGGAATCGGCAATCACCCTGGCATCGTTGGCTGCCCCTGGCAGGGCTAGGCCGGCAACCGGTGGCGACACCGCGATGCCCACCGACAAACCCATTTACTCACGCGCTCAGATCGCATCGCTGTACCGCGCGCACCAGAAGGGTGCGTATGTCGGTCGTGAGGCTGAATGGCAGCGTCAGGACGCTGACATCATCGCAGCAGGTCGCGAGGGGCGCATCCGGTAAATCATTCCGGAAATCTGGAGCGCGAAGCTGGTCGAGAAGTTCTACGCCTCGACCGTCCTCTCGGCGATCTCGAACACCGACTACGAGGGCGAGATCCAGAACATGGGCGACCGTGTCAAGATTCGCACGAAGCCCACCATCACCATCAAGGACTATCTGGCCGACGGCCTGCTTGGCCTCGATCGTCCGTCCGGCGGCAGCATCGAGCTCTACATCAACATCGGCAAGTACTTCTCGCTGATCCTCGACGACGTGATGGAGATCCAGTCGGATCTCAACGTGCTGTCGATGTGGTCGGACGATGCGGCCCAGCAGCTCAAGATCACGGTCGACCGGGACGTCCTTGGCGGCATCGTCGGTGGCGCGCACGCCAAGAACAAGGGTGCAACGGCCGGGATCATTGGTGGCCCAATCAACCTCGGCATCAAGGGAACGCCATTGACGGTGGCCAGGGCACCGACCGCCGGCCAGGTGGACATCCTTGAGGTTCTGCTGCGTCTCGGCCAGTGTCTCGACGAGCAGAACATCCCGGAGGAAGGCCGCTGGGTGGTGATGTCGGCAGCTCTCGGACGCTACCTCAAGCAGTCCGAACTCAGACAGGCTTACCTCTCCGGTGACCCCGTCTCGATGCTGCGCAACGGTCGTCTCGGCATGGTCGACCGGTTCACGATCTACATCTCGAATCTCCTCCCAAGCAGCGCGACAGACGCTACGAACTTTGCGTCTGGTGAACAGCCTATCTTTGCAGGGCACGCCCACGGGATCACGTTCGCCTCGCAGATCTCCAAAGTCGAGACGCTGCGCTCCGAACTGACCTTCGGCCAGATCCTGCGCGGGCTGCAGGTCTACGGTTATCAAATCACCGATCCGACGGCGCTGTGCGAAGCCAAGGTCATCCTGGCTTAACCATTTCTTAAGAATCTCCCTCTAGGCTCCGCTTTGCAGCGGAGCCTGGAGCATGGCCACATCCCCCTCGTATCACGGCAACTTCAGCAACGAGGACCAGCCCACCTACAACACGGTGGCCGACTACGTCGCCGATGCCCGGACGATCCTGCAGGACCTGATCCCGGACCACCGCTACGAAGATCCCAGCATGCTCACCGCGCTCAATGCGGCGATGCTTGAGGCACGCCGGATCAAGCCGGAGCTGTTCGTCTACAACTGGGATGCCGGCGGGCAGGTGCAGTCATTCACGGCGGTCGACGACACCTATGTTGCGATCGAGCCGCAATTCCGGCTGGCCATCGTGCACGGGCTGATCGGTCACGCGCTCGAACGCGACCAGGAGGACTACCAGGACCAGCGGGCGACAGCGTTTCTGGCGCTGTTCACGCAAGGATTGGTCGGCAAGGCGCTTGGCGCCGTGGTCGGCGGTTCGCCGCCGAAGGGCAAAGGTGGTGGCTGATGGCACGCAAGAACGAATTCGTCGGTTACTGGGCCAAGCTGCTTGGCCAGGCCAGGGTGGCGCTGATCGGTGCGTCCGACGCCCAGATCAGGGTGCAGCTGTACGACACGCTGGAGGAATTCTTCGACGGCTCGTGCTGCTGGACCGAGAACATCGATCTCACTGTGATCCCTGAAACGCTCGACTATCCGCTGCATGTAACGCAGGGGCGCATCCTGCGGCTCGTGGCGGTGCTCAACCAGCATAATCTGCCAGAGAATGCCGTGATGCCGGATATCGGCACGGTGCATTTTCTCTATT